GACGGTAATTACTGTCCCAATAGGAAAGGCTACGCTTGCGTTGGTAGGGATCTTGAAGGCAATAGCGGTTGCCTTGTTCATGATCTCTAGTGTCTGGTAAGCATCACCAATTACTGCTGTGTAGTCGGCTGTATTAGCTGCGCCTACTGAAAACGAAGTAAGTCCGTTATACATAGCCGCGCTTAGGACATCGCCTGTGCTTGCTGGAAAGCCTGTTGCCATTTATATCTCCTAATACGCCATTATGTTAGTGCCGATTATACCTGATATGTCTGATCCGATGATGAACCCTTCAACGATCGGTTCGAGAGTTGTCACAGTTACGCTCATGGCATTTGGCGTGATGTTCCATGAGAGTCCTTGTGCTTGTAAAGTCTTGACGATAGTTGATCCGTCTGGCTGAACATTAGTTACCTTGCAGACTGTGAAGTAATCCATGTCGAGCATAGTCGCAGTCGGTACATCTGGATCGAGTAGATCGACCGTCATGGCATCTATGCGGATAGTGGTCTCCTTGCGAGTTGCCACATATATCTTTGCCACATTGAGCGCATCTGCATCGGTCTGAAGAACTAGGTTGTTCTCGTTAATCTGGTGAGGGAAGTATTTAGCGATAGAGGCTGAGTCCTCTGAGACTTGCTGAGTGCCGCCATAGCGAGTCATGCCAGCGCTGTTGATAATCAACTTATCATCGAAGGCGAAAGTGAGGTTCTTATAGGGAATGCCTGTAGTCTGATTAAACTCAAGTGGGGTCTCGCCATACTTCTTAATCACATTGTTACGGTTTAGGAATATCGCTGTGCCTTCAACATCTATGTAGAACGCGCCCTGCTCTGAGAACTCTGCGTTCTTTAGCGCATCAAGCGCTGTTCGAGAAGTACCAGGATCGGCGATACAGGTTGTGTTGCCTGTGTCGATCGTGCGCATAGATGTCGGCCATGAGACTTGATCTAGGATCTTGCCAATTCGAGTGCCGGTATCTTGCCCAGCTGTGGCGCTTGCAACTGTAGTAATACCCGCCTGTTGCATGAGTCTAAAAGCATCTGAGCAGATTATGTCGACATAGCCTGTCTCTTGCCCTTGTGGGTAGGTGTATTTGTAATCTGTTGTATAGCCAGAGAATAAGAAATAACCAACGCCGCCGACGGTTGCCGAGACACGCAACTTGCGAAGCGGAGTTAAGAAGCCAAAGTAAGGCGAGTTGACATTCTGAGGGTTAAAGTCAGAGTTTGGATCTAAGACTCTGATAGTTGCAGATCCAGCCTCATAAGTATCGCGCATGATATTGCGACCGCGCTTGATACTAATTTGTCGAACATTGGGAGTTAAGTCGACTGTTGGCTCTGGAGTAGTCGTTGAAGCCAAAGTACCAATGCCTAGTCGACCGTACTTCTCATCGCCAATAGTAAAGGGATACCCGAAGGTAGCGCCGCTAGTAAAGTCGAAGGATACGGATATTTGCGCAGGTAAGGTCATGGGCCGAATGACCCACCCTGACGGAATATCGCAGCAAACTTGGCAGATATTGAAGCATCGAGCAAAGTATCTCGGAGAACATCTTGCAGACTTTCTTGGGCAATAATTGAACCAGCGTTAACATTGACTACGAAGTCAACTCCTGCTGCACTTGTCATTGTTGTTCCTTGAGGCAATGAGTATTGCTCACCAGTTACGCCATAGCCTGAAGCCATAGATGTAGGAGTTACTGCCACATTAGCAGTAGCGATGCGGCGAACCTGTGCCTCGATCATGTCAAGATAAGACTTCCATGCTGTGAATGGGTTTTTAGCATCTGGAAGGCTTGCTAGGTAGGCTGCTAGTTGCTGTGATAGTCCTTGAGACTTGGCTAGTTCCCCGGCAAGTTTAGAAGCCTCGGAAGTATTGCCTGTAAGGATCGCTAGTTGTAGTTCTAGGCGCTTGCGTTCCTCAGCTGAGACATCGCCTTTAAGCGCAGCGATGATCTGAGTCTGTTGAATATCGAATAAAGTGCCAGCCCTTTGAAGCGCTGTCTGTTCTTTGATCGCCTTAGTCTGCTCTTTAGTTGTCTTGAGCAAAGCGGTGCGAGTCTTGGCTGATGCCTTCTCGACTGCTGCTTTTCTAAGTTCTGCTGTAACTGCTGGAGTAATAGTTGCAGGAGAAGCAGGTTTTGCAAAGATCGCTGGGATAGCAGTGAATCGCAAGTCAAGAACTGTGTCGAGCAATTTAAAGGCTTTAGCCGCGCCTGAAGCAAAGGCAGCAATACCGTTCGCGGCGGTGTCTATCTTTGAGATGATGTTGTCTAGTCCACCTTGACCACCGCCGCCTAAAATAGATAGCGCATCGACCAAGCCTTTACCAATAGTCTCCTGAGCGTTAGCCGCTGCGACAGTTAACTTATCAAGTGATCCAGCATAAGTATCTACTGAGATTTGCGCTTGTCCACCGAATAGATCGTTAATTCTTGTCTGGACTTGTTCAAAGGACATAGCCTTGAGTTCTGCTTGTGTTAGCCCGATACCGTACTTAGCAAGTGATCGAGTCTGCCCTACATAAGCCTTAGATAGATCGGCTGCAACCGATACAACATCTGAGCCACTAGCTGCTGATAGATCAAGGGCTGTGCGTAGTAACTTCTGGCTCTTAGCGACATCGCCAGTTGTAGTTAATAAACGCTGAAAGGCTGGGCGAAGTTGATCATCGAGAATACCGAATTGTCTTTCGAGATCAGCAATAAAGGTTTTAACAGAAGGATCTGCAAAGGCTAAGCCTAGGTTGTCTAAGGACTGGGTTAGTACTCTTGCTGCTTTATCATCTTGAGCAAAGGCTTTAGCAGCATTGAAGCCAGATCGACCCAAGCGCTGAATAGTAAATAAACCAACATAGGATTTAGCAAGTGACTTAACCTGGTTATTGAGTCCTAGTGTCTGCTTAGCGGCATCGGTAAAGGCTTTTCTACCTACGAACTCCGCGGCAATATCTACTTTTACATTAGTTGCCATTAGTTATATCTGCCTGTCTTAGCGTTGAACTTAGCGGCTGCGCTTTCTAGTGCCCTAATTACTGCGCCTTGAGTCTTGCCTTGATCCTCGTTCCAAGCGCGAAAGATACCTCGACCCTGCATCTTGCCATTGCCTTTAGGATCTCCGCCTAATCGTGGTGAGAAGTTTCCGCCGGGGTTCTTGCGCCCTGCTGTCTCATAGATAGCGCCAGCTACAGACTTGTTGAGTAAAGATACGAGCGAACGCCAACCGCGATTATTAGGACGGCTTGGAGATGTTTTGTAAGTGATACCGCGCTTAGCGATAGAAGGGTTATATGTAGGGAAGCGACCTTTACCGTCTGCGCGTTCTGCCCAGCCACTTAGCGGTGACTCTGCTGGCATAAAGCCGCGAGCCTTAGCCGCAATAGGCTTAAGCAAGTTGCCTAATTCTTTAGTTGTTTCTTTGGCTAGATCAGGTTCATATTCTCTCAGGGCTTTGCGGAGTTTAGTTGCGCCTTTTACTTCTGTTGGCATCAGCTTGCTCCTTTGCTCTGTCTTTCAGGGCTTGTAGTAAAGTCCTGAACATCGTGTGATCTAGTTCAATTAAAGTTTGGGGCGAGAGTCCTGTCTCAATGCTCAGACGAGCAACGAGATAGGTGAAGGACTCCCGCGTTACTCCAAAGGGTCATCATCGAGAACCTCGACTCGCGCCAATGTTTCGAGGAATGACTCTCCGAAGGGTTTAACGGTTTCACCCGACCGACGAATAGACTCCCAGCAAAGCCAATAAACATCGCTTTGCTTTTCATCATCTCTAAAGGCTTTGTGGAAGCCCTTCTTTGCATATTGCTCGAAGGCGTACTCGATCGCCGGAGTGATCTGGTACTCGTTAACGCTTCCGTCTGCCCTTGTTACCTTTAGTTTTGCCATGCTTTGCCCCTTAGTTATTTATTACGCTGTTGTAATTGCGATAGTGCCGTTAACATTCCAAGTAACTGACTGAGTTGAAAGATCTGCAACTGAGCCATTAACTGGTGTTGTGTTGTTAACTAGGCAAGACATTGTGTAAAGCGGGTTAGTTGCAGAAGTAATAGCAGAAGTCTGCTTGACTGTAACTGTTGTGCTTGTACCCCATGTTGAGTTCAATGTCTGAAGTGTCTTTGCAGATGCTTCATCGTTGAAGAAGTCGATAGTGATAGATGATGCTTCCAAGCCCTTAACGAACTTGTGTCCGGCATCGCCCATTGCTGTAACTTCTAGTTCATCGAATGAACGGTTGATAGTTACAGATGAAACTAGGTTTGATAGGTCAACCGCATTAACAGTTAGAACTACCCCATTGCTTAGATATACTGCCATTTGGTTTATTCCTCATCTTTCTTAGTTGCTGGTTTAGGTGCTGCTGGAGCGATCTGACCTATCTTGATCAGGAACGCTGCGTTGTCTTTTTCCCATTGTTCAAGGGTCATTTTAACTCCAACTCGTTAGGACTGAGACTTGCAGGGAGCAAGTCAGTAGATCGCCCGATGCGGCATTGAGAACGCTTGGAGCGCTCACATCTCCCACATTATAGACGATAGAGGAAGCTGCTAGTTTATTAAATACTGCAACTAGCATGTCCTCAATTCCATTTAGATTACCTTCGTTGTCCAGGAGTGGCACGAAGATGTTGATATTAAAGTTAGCAAGAGGCGCGACTGTGTTGCGGCTGTTGTTAGTCGGGGTGATGTACGGATCTGCCGGGCTAAGAACTACGCTGTTGACAATAGGTGTAGCAGGTGGGAATGAGAATACTGAATACTTAGTGTTATCGACTAGCGCGGCTGCAATAGTTGCGCGAAGGGTTGAGATCGCTGCCATGGTTAGCCAACCATTGTGTGCGGATCTAGGTAAGGTGCGAGTAATCCACGAACGCGAGCAAGTAAAGTGTTACCCATGCGATAAGGGCTTGGAGCGTAGCCGTCTATTGTCACGCCACCGCTTGAAGGCGCTTGGCGGCTCTGCCAGATATCGATCGAGATCATAAGCGCAGCTTCTTGAACTGCTGGAATAGTTGCATAATCAACATCATCTTGTGCAGCAACTTTGCCGTAAGGGTTGACTAGGTGATAAGGACGAACACGACCAGACTCTTCATGAGTGTAAGTAATAGTGTTCTTGCCAACTCCGTTAATTGTGTATGTGCCGTCAAATAAAGCATCGTTATTAGAGATGACAACTGCTTGACCTATATAGAAAGTCCCTTTAGGAACATTTTCAAAGTAAAGAGTGCGCTGGTCATCGTCAGCAGAATGAGCAATGTTAAAGGAGTCGTTATTCCATAGAAAAGGCAAGAGTACGTTATCTGCTGCATCGCAGACCTGCTGCAAGACTGCATCAGCGTAGAGAGTGCCAACGCCAAGGGCGGTGCGTAACTCTGCAACTGTTGTCAATGCCATGCTCTTATCCTTTCTAAAGACTGGCGGGGTAAAAGGGCATTACCCCGCCAGCGACTTAAGTGGGCTTACGCCTTGTTGTTCTTGAACGCGCCTGCGCCGACCTTGGTAGCGATCGCTCCAAAGCCGTAGTAACCGATAGTAATTGAACCTGCGGCTGTTGACTCTGCGCGGAGACGGTAGTTAGGTGACTCGTACCAGGTGTAAGCATCTGGGTTGACGATGAGGATAGATCCGTCTGTGTCAGTTCCCGCTGCTGTGTTAGGTGTTACGAATAGGTTGAGTCCTGCAACATTACCTTGTAGCGCTGTTGGAGTTACTGCTCCGCCTGCGTTCATTGGGTTAGATGCTGTGTAGATAGGACGGCCTGCATCGTTGAGTGTCATGATGTTTGACCACTGTGAAGTGTTGACGATCATGTTACGAGCGAATGGGTTAGGCAAGCCTAGTGTCGCGTTGTAAACAGAAGCCGCACCGCGAGCAACAATTCCGAGCAATTCTGATGCTGTTGGATATGTTGTTGTGGTTGTTGCATCTGCTGTTGCGCCTGCGATGATCGCTGCGTTAACTGCTGCATCTGTAGCCTTTGCGTATGCTGCACCCATGTTGCGGATCAGTTCATCAAAGAATGCTGGTGATGTGCGATCTAGCAATTCAACAGAGAATGTCTGCTGTCCGGCGTACTTCTTAACATCAACAGATAGGAATGATGAGTTCTGATCTGTATCTGAAAATGCTGCATCTTCTGCTGTGATAGCAACTGTTGGCATTGCTGTGATCTTTGGGATCTCGAAAGTCATACCTGCATCTGGAAGAACTCCGCGTGAGATCGCTTCGATCGAAGGACGGATAGTTGTGCCAAGTGGGTTGATGATTTCATTGAGTTGACGAGTTGGTACAAGACCAGCGTTGTCAGTTGTGTTATCTGCTGCAAGGATATATTGACGAGCTGACTCATCACCTAGCGCTGCGCGGATAGTGTTTTCTGCATACTTTGCTGCAGTTAGTTCAATGCGTGGCTTTGAGT